CGACGAGTCCTTGCGACAGCTTGCAGAGTTGGACCGGCGAAGAAACTTAAACAGTCGCGAAACTTTTAAAAATTTATACAAGGAAACTAATCATGGCTAAACCATTTGACGTAAGCAAATTTAGAAAAAACATTACAAAAGCAATTGACGGTATCAGCGTTGGATTTAACGATCCAACAGACTGGATCTCAACTAACAACTATGCATTGAACTATCTTATCAGCGGAGACTTTAACAGAGGCATTCCGTTGGGCAAAGTTACAGTATTTGCTGGTGAGTCTGGTGCAGGTAAAAGTTTTATCTGTAGCGGTAACTTAATTAAAAATGCACAAGCACAAGGCATTTATCCTATCTTGATTGATACAGAAAATGCACTTGACGAAGCATGGCTACATGCCTTGGGTGTTAGTACAGATGAAGACAAATTGCTAAAACTTAACATGGCCATGATTGATGATGTGGCTAAAATGATTTCAGAATTTGTTAAAAGCTACAAAGAAATTCCCGAAGCCGATCGCCCTAAAGTTTTGTTTGTATTAGACAGCTTGGGCATGTTACTTACGCCAACTGATGTTAATCAATTTGACGCAGGTGACTTAAAAGGCGACTTGGGACGTAAACCTAAAGCACTAACAGCACTGGTTCGTAATTGTGTTAACATGTTTGGTTCACTAAATATTGGTTTAGTAGCAACCAATCATACATACGCTAGTCAAGACATGTTCGATCCAGACGACAAAATATCAGGAGGACAAGGCTTTATCTATGCATCAAGTATTGTTGTTGCAATGAAGAAACTAAAGCTAAAAGAAGACGAAGACGGTAACAAGATCAGCGAAGTCAAAGGTATTCGTGCCGCATGTAAAATCATGAAAACACGCTATGCCAAGCCGTTTGAAAGTGTACAAGTTAAGATTCCCTATGAAACAGGCATGAACCCATACAGCGGGCTAGTGGACTTGTTTGAGGGCAAGGGTCTTTTAGAAAAAGAAGGCAACAGTCTTAAATATACACTAACAGACGGCAAAGTGATTAAGCAATTCCGTAAAGCATGGGAACGAAATGAAGACGGATCATTGGATAAGGTAATGGCAGACTTTACCGCCAACCCGCATCATGTTGTTACCACCGAAGAGGCAAAAACAGAAGAGGAAGCCTAAATGAGTATCGAAGTTGATGTACTAAGCGAAACATATACTGTTCTCAAGCAGTATATTCCGGTTAAGGATCGCCAAGAAGCCGCAGATAATTTAATGAGCATTCTAGTAGACATGCTAGGTGATATTGAGCTTAAAGAGTTTGGTAGCACCGACGCTAACTTAAAGAAAGCTCTTAAGGAATATGCGTCAGACGAAGACGAAGAAGAACCTTACGACTACGAAGATTAATAATGTGGTATAACCGGATTGTACAAAATCTAGGCGAAATACCAGACTTCATCAACTACTACGAAAACGAGTTGGTGGCGGCCAAACAAGATTGCAATGTCAAGGGCAACCTTGAAAAAAATGTTGCAAACTTGCCAGGTATTACAGAACACCGTTTCAATCAACTACAAGAGATTGAAGCGGTGCTTCAGTATCTAAATATTCAGTTAAGAAAAATACGCCGTAAGCATTTTCAAAAATATTTAGAGTCTTATGCCAGGGCACTAACTAGTAGAGACGCTGAAAAATATGTAGACGGTGAAGACGAAGTTATTGACTTTGAAACAATTATTAACGAAGTTGCGTTAGTTCGTAATAAATGGCTAGGGTTGCTCAAAGGACTAGAATCAAAGAATTTTATGTTAGGGCACGTGGCTAGATTGCGTACAGCGGGAATGGAGGATGTCACATTGTGATCGACTGGAAAGCAAAGGCTGACGAGCTACTTGCAGAATTTGATATTTGCTGTAAGGCTCGCCCGATGAATAACACAGTAGAAGTACAAATAGCCAAAGATGCGGTTGCTAAATGGGCGTATAATTTAGCCACACAACGTAGTTGGGGATCGGATTTAGAAATTGCAGAAGCTTGTCATCAACTTGAGCCCAGACTAAAAACTCTTAAAGAAAAAATAGTATTAGAAGTATTACATGACCCAATTCGCAAACCACTATCTAAGTCACGAACATAGCTTAGACATACTAAATTTATTGTATGGTTATGACAGCTTTTTAGACAGCCTTTCTGTGATTGCAGACATGGGCTGTGGTGCTGGTCTAGATGCTGAATGGTGGGCTACACTAGAAACACGCGATGAACCAGTTGAACCTCGCAACTATAAGGTATATGCGGTTGATCGCAACCTAAGTCAAGTTGATCACGACACACGTCAAATTCCCAACATTAGCTGGTTGGAATATGATTTTGAAGAGCCATCGATATTACCGCAGAAGGTTGACCTGATGTGGTCACATGATGCCTTTCAGTATGTAACAAATCCATTAAACACATTAGCAAATTGGAACAGACAATTAAATGTCAACGGCATGCTAGTAATGGCAATACCACAAAGCATCAACTATGTTTATGGCAGACTTAACTTTAAAACAGAAAGTTATGTATATCACAACTACAGTATTGCCAACATGGTTTATATGTTGGCAGTCAATGGATTTGATTGCCACGATGCTTATTTTTACAAAAATGCACAATCAAATTGGTTGTATCTAGCGGTATACAAATCATTGGAGCCAATGGACCCCAAGACAACAAGCCTGCACAATTTAGCAGATCGTGGTTTATTGCATAATAGTATACTTGCTAGTCTGAACAAATATGGATACATAAATCACGATGATATTGTGTACCCTTGGTTAGACAAAGACTTTTACAGGGCTACGGTATGAAAATAGTAATTTGCACAGGCGGGTTTGATCCTGTACACAGTGGACACATTTCCTATCTTAAGGAAGCAAGACTACTAGGTGACATGCTTATAGTAGGGCTCAATAGCGATGCCTGGCTTGAACGTAAAAAGGGTCGTGCCTTTATGCCCTTTAACGAACGTCTATGCATTTTAACTAATTTGTCAATGATAGATTATGTGATCAACTTCAGCGATGACAACAATACTGCCCTAGATGCAATATTCAAAGTGCAAGCAGAATACCCCAATGCCAAGATTATTTTTGCCAATGGTGGTGATCGTACATCAGATAATATTCCCGAAATGGGAATTAAAAATGTAGAGTTTGTGTTTGGTGTTGGTGGCAATAACAAAGCTAACAGTAGCAGTTGGATATTGGACGAATGGCGAGCACCACAAACCCTGCGTCCTTGGGGGTATTACCGAGTACTACATGAAGTTCCTGGTACTAAGGTAAAAGAATTAACTATTAACCCTGGGCAATCGTTGAGTATGCAACGTCACGCAAATCGTGCTGAATATTGGCATGTAAGCCATGGCGCTTGTGATGTGTTTAGTATGATGCCCAATGGATATGCACTTCCTGTGGTGTTGTTGAGCGAGCACATGAATTATCATGTTCCTGTGGGAGAATGGCATAGGTTATCAAACCCCTATGAAGTTCCGTGTAAAATTGTAGAAATACAGTATGGAAAGTCCTGCACAGAAGAAGATATCGAGCGTCGATAAATAATACTATGCGTGATTTTATTGATCTTATTGATGTTTTAGCAGAAAATTCTCTGCAACCTGGTGTACTTTACAACGAACGTAATGGTAGTAAGTATCTTGAAATTCTAGTGGGCAAAATGGCAAAAAATCAACCACTGGAAATAGATCCTTCTAAAAAAGCAACGTACGGACACGAAGTATATGCCAAAGAAGATAGTGTAAGTGAGTGGTCTTCGGCATTGATCAATGGCAAGCAAACAGGCAAGTTTTTAATACCTAAAACAATCAATGTTAAGAGTCTAGAACTAGAAAAAGATTTTGTAATTACCCCAGGATCTTTGTTCAAAAGCAGTGACTACACCGGACTTACAAAAAGTGGTGCCACAGCAAAAGATTATAATGCCGGACATATAAACGAACTGATTGTGGGATTGGCTTGTACAGCCAAGTTCTTTAATTTAGGCGCACCCATTACCAAAGAACAAATTATCACAATGGCCAGTCATGCTGAAACCAAGCAAGAAGCCAAAGGCATAACTTTTAGTTTGTCTCGCGTGGTAACTTATCCCGAACCAGATAGCAAACAAGACCGAGTTAACTTAACAGCATTGATACCAACGCAATCAGCACTGAGTTTCATTCGACAAATGAATGAAGGCCAAATAGCCAATGATATCCAAGCATTGTTTGCTGGTGCTATTAAGTACGCCAACGAATCATATACCGTAGCTACAGCCTGTGACGTGGCACGTCAAGATCCTAACAACAACTTAATTGAAGTAGTCAGCGACGGCACTACAGATGCCAAAGGAACCAAAGCCGATATTACATTAAGTATCGACGGCGCGGATCCAGAAAAAGCCCGTAAAAATCTTTTGAGCTTAAAAACTACAGCCAGTGACACAATGGGGCAGATCAGTGGCTTAAAGTATGAAAACATACATTTATGGTTTAAAACAAATTTCAAGATAGACATAAGTTTGTACAAAGATAAGTTTGACCAATCACTAGACAAAAAAGAAATTTATAAAAACTTAGTGGATCTATACGATACCGTAATCTATCCACAGGTGAAACAAGAAATAGAAGACCAAACCCCTCAATCTGAAGCAAAGATTGTTAAGCATTTAGCCGATGCGGCTAATTTTTATGCTCGCGGGGAAAAACTTGAAGATGTTGAAGTTGTTAAACTTGATGACTCTACTCTAGAAGGCAACTATAAAATTTTACGATTTACTAATAACTTGTACGATGCAATGAAGTATCTAGATCTCGAAACACGATATGTGAGTTCAGGTCAAGGCCGTACAATACAAATTTGGGTCAAACCCGCCGAGGGTGTTAAAGTACCCAAAGGATCAAATCGTCTGTGCCAATTCCGTACCCAGCCAATGGGCGGATACGTGCGTAACTTTTTCGAAATAGGCCCGATGATGGAGGCGTTGACCGAAGTCACCATAGAACCCAAGGCCAGCTCTCAACCTAAAGATATTGGCAGGCCAAGAAGAGCTTGACAATTAAAGGCCTTTAGTGCTATAATGCAACGCTGGGCCAATAGCTTAATGGTAAAGCAGTCGACTCATAATCGATTGAGTCTAGGTTCAATTCCTAGTTGGCCCACCAGAATTCAATTAAGGGGTTACAATGTTAACATATATTATCACATTCTTCGCGGTGTTTGCAACAGACATACTTTATGTTTATTTCTTAAAGGCCGTGCAAAACGACCAATCGCTGAAAGCCAGTTTTTGGTCTGTGCTAGTCACGCTGACCGGAACTATAACTGTTATCAGCTATACCGAAGACCATTTTGCAGTGATTCCGGCACTAATTGGTGCGGCTGTGGGTACTTATGCAGGAATGGCATTAAGACGAAAACAGCAAATAAAATAAAGTCTCTGCCTGTAGTATAATGGATAATACACATGACTTCTAATCTTGCAATCCAGGTTCGATTCCTGGCAGGCGGACCAGATATATCTAATGCTAACACTAGAACAAAATCCACGATTAGGTTTTTACACCGTAGGTGATAAACGGTTTTATAGCAAGCCACAGGCCTTGCTGGAAGCAACGGCCACTGGCCATTTCCCCCACTTTAACTTCAATAGAGAAGTATATAGCAAGATAGATACCACATTAGAACCGCAGTTAAGTTTGCGCGAACTGTATCGTATGCGGGCCAAGCAATTACGAGACCGATACGATTATATTAGATTAGAGTTTTCCGGTGGCAGTGATAGTACCACAGTACTATACAGTTTTATCAACAATGGCATACATATTGACGAAGTTGTGTTCCGGTATCCTGCACAAGGTGACAAAAATCTTGGCCCCGATGCCAAGAACATGAAAGCTGAAAACACTCTCAGCGAATGGCACTTTGCGGCCAAACCGGTATTACAACGACTAGCAGTTAGTCATCCCAACATTAAGATCACCATGCACGACTTTAGTCAAAACATACTTGACTATAAAGGTGACGAGTCGTGGGTAGAACGTGCAAGAGATTATTTACACCCCGAACATACATTTAAACACGATCCACTGGGCTTTGATGGACACAAACAACTGGCCGAATCGGGCAAGAGCATTTGTGTACTATACGGCATTGACAAGCCTAAGATCTGTATTAAAGATGGCCGTTGGTACTTGTATTTCTTAGACATTCAAGCTAACCACAGTCAAGCCACAGTTGGTCCTTATACTAACCTAACCACAGAATACTTTTATTGGCAACCAGACATTCCTGAGTTGATTATCAAACAGGCACATACTATTCGTAATTGGTTCCAATTGCCACACACCAAACATTTGCAATTCTTAATGCGTTGGCCTAATCACAGTCCCGCGCAACGTAATGCATACGAACAGATTGCTCGTCCGCTAATCTATGAGGATTACGATCCTACTACATGGCAAACAATGAAAAGTACCAACAACTTCTACAGCGAAATGGGTTGGTGGTTCTTTAAGAACTTTACAGAAACACGTTTCTACGAAGTTTGGAAAGCAGGTGTACAGCACATGGTAGACAAGATTGATCCTAAATTCTTTACCTACGAAATGGGCCGCCCTGTGGGCTTTGTGGGCTTTGTGGATAC